CTACCTCAGTTAGCGATGTTAGTACAATCAGGAATTGTCACAGCTAAAAACTTAAAAGACTTTTTACCTGATGCTACAGGAGATGTTAATGCTCAGTTTGGAGGATCAGATAAATGGGTAGATGAAAAAGGGAATTATTTTTATGGAACACAAATAAAAGACCCAAGAACTAAAACTACTTCAACATCTCTTTCCCCTGTTGATGCTTCGGGGCCAACTGAACCTGTAGGAAATGTTACTCCTGTTGGTTCTTCTGGAGAGACTTCAGCAGAAAAACAAGCAAGAATAATTGAAACGTCAACAGCTAAAGAGAAATCAAAAGAATTTCTAAAAAACAAAACTCAGGCTGTTGGTGGTTTACCTGCTTTACTTGATAATAAAAAGAACATTGAGGAAGCTCAAAAAATACTTGAAACTTTACCAACAGGCGGCCCTATCAACATAGCGGCTTACGGTATAGAAGATTTCTTTGGTGTAACTAGCGGCAATAGAGCAGACTTTGAGCGTGTGTTAGCTATGGAAACTTTTAAGTCGTTAAAGCCTATCTTTGGTGGTGTTATTTCTGATCCTGAAAGAATGGCCTTATTAGAAATAGCGGCAACAGTTGGAAGAGGAAACAAAGCTAATAGTGCAATTATTAAAAGATTAATTAAAGATATGAATCAAAGAATTTCACAAGCTAAACTATATTCTGATTCAGAAGACTTTGACGAATACAATGCTTTTGTACAAGAGTTGTTAAAGGAAGATAAAGAACCCGAAAACGAAAAAGTAACGTTTGATATGTTGAAAAAAAGAGCGGGGAAATAATGAGTAAACTTTATGATGTTGATCTTCCTAACGGTGAAACTATTTATGACGTACCTGTGGGAACCAGTGAAGAAGTAGTCAAAGACTTAGCAATTTCTGGCGGCTTGGCTACTCTTGAAGACTTTGCTCCAAAACCAACTCCTACAGAAGAAGACTTGCCTTGGTATCAGGACGTAGGTGATTTCCTTAAGGGAAACATGGAAATACCTTTGGGTCTTGGAGGTAGTCTTGCAGGAGCCGCGGCAGGTATTCCTTTAGGCCCTCCAGGAATGGTAGCAGGGGGAATCATAGGCGGTTCAGTAGGGACAGGAGCAGGGTCTTTAACATCTGATGTTTTGGAAGGTAAAGAACTGGACTTTCAATCTGCTGTTAAAGAAGCTTTAATATCCGCAGGGTTTGATGTAGCAACTTTAACTTTAGGTAAGTATTTAAAAGGGCCATATCTAGCCGCCAAAGCCGCTTTAGGTTATGGGCCAAAGGAAGTAGCGGAAGAAATAATAAAGGAAGGTTTAGAGACAGGATCAGCTGAGTCTTTAAAAGCAACTCAAAAGATTTTAGAAGAAAGTGGGTCTAGTTTAACGAGGTATCAAACAGGACAAGCCTCTAGTCTTGCTGTCTTTGCTGAAAAGATAGGGGATGCAGGTCTTTTATCAGGTAAGGAAGCCACAGGTAATGTAAAGAAAGTAAATGAAGCGGCACAGTCAGCGTTGAACGACATAGCTAATGCTGTTGACTTAAGAACTGGTGCGTCTCCTTCCGATCTAGGGGAAGCAATGTTTGACATTTTATCCGCAGGTCGATCAGCACTTAGTGATTCCTATGGTGACGGTTTAGATTCTATTATGAGTCAAGTTAAAAACAGAACTGTAAACACGGCAGGAATTAAGAAACAACTAGAGTCATACTTAAAACAAAACACTATAAAAACCTCAGATGTAGTTGATGGTAAAGTGGTGACTAAAGATAAAATACTTCTTGACGATGCTACTATAGCATATATTGAAAAAGAACTAGCAGGAACTTTAGAATACGGAAATATGTCAGCACAAGCTTTAATTCGTCTTGATAAAATGATGTCAGCACAAATGCGTCAGTTTGGAACTAAAGGAACGCAAAACTATAATTCAGTGGCTGATGGAGAACTTATAAAATTACAAGGTATCTTAAAAGATTCTTTTATAAATACTTTAAAACAAGCTGACCCTAAAATGGCAAAGGAATATGCGTTACTAAAGACTTCCTATAAAGAAGGACTGTCTGGTTTGCTTCCTGTGTTAAATAAAAATACAATAATGAGAGCAGAAATTGGTGATTATAAAGCTTTAGGCGCTATGTTGACTACTCAATCTAATAGTGACAAAATTCAAGGTTTTATGAAAAGCATAGATGAGGCTTATAAAGAAATAGGTAAGAGAGAGGGATTACCTTCAGAAATAGCCTATGGTACAGCTAAGGAAGCAAAACAAGTCATTAAACAGTCTTTCCTTAGAAACTTGATTCCTGATGTATCTTCTCCTGATTTTGATATTTCACGTTACAATAGTCTAGCCGCCCAATTTAGTAAACCAGACGCAGACAAAAGATTAAAAGTTATTATGGGTGAAGACTACGCAAGGACAAAGCAGATATTTAATCTGTTTTCTGAAGCCAGTAAAAGACCAGAAGGAAACTTCGGTACTTTATTTCTAAGAGGTAAAGAGTTTCAAGCTCTTCAAGGGTTATCTTCTTCTGTTGGCGCAGGTGCAGGTGTAGCCATAACAGGTGGGGCTTTAGGTGCTATGGTAGGGGCGTTTGTAGCACCCTCTATAGTCTTAGCTACTCCTATTTTTCTATCAAAAGCTGCCTCTAATCCTAAAGCTGTGAACAAGTTACTTGCTTTTGAAAAGATGACGTTTAAATCTCCTGAAGCTATGGAAAAGTTCGCAAGTTTTATTGTCAGCGACACAATGGATGCTCTGTCTGAAGAAGAGCAAGCGGAAATGCGTAACTACTTTAGACAATAGGATAGTTAAATGGCTGATAAAGAGTATGATAGCTTTTTAAGAGACCTTCTGGGAGAGTATACTGTCAACACGCAGGAAAGATATGCACGTACTCCTGATTTTTTCCCTACTGCTGATGACGATGTAGGTTCAATTACTGCTGTTGATCCTACTTGGCGAGACTCCATAAGGAACATCCTTGCGGAGTCTTTAGGTGGAGAACGGAAAAACTATAGGCAAGCAGAAAACCTTTTATCTGTAGGTGACTTTCTACCTGCTGTTGGTGGTGGTTTGATGTCTGCCGATATTGCTGATGAATATGAGGCGGGAAACTACGGAACAGCAGGAATGTTGGCTATGTTAGGGGCTGTTCCAGTGGCAGGGCCATCTTTAGCCAGAGGAGGTAAGGGTCTCTTCTCAAGCGCAGGTAACTTAGTTAACAGAGTGGCGCAAAACGTCCCAACAGATATTGCTGAGTTTTATACTAACCCTGTAAAAGGGGGAATAAACTTTCTAAAAGAATACGGAAAGTCTGTAGCTCCTGCTGTTAGGGAAAGCATTGATCCTGCGGCTGTTGCAAAACGCAGGGTTTTAGGTATTTCTGATAGAAAGTTAGATGATTGGGCAAGTGATGTTGGACAAGACGCAGAAAAGACAGCTATCGCTATTAATAGGCAACTTGATATGCCAGAGGATTCCTTACTTGAAAAAAGCGTTGTGGGGCTTAACTATTTAGATTCAAGAATTGCTAGATCAGACGGAGCCACCCTGTCTAAGGGCATAGGTCAAGGATTTAGAACTACAGGTGAGATTCCAGAGTCTATAATTCAAAGAGCTACCAAGCATTTGACTGATGGCCCTCATATTAAAAAACAAAACTATAGATATGACTATCAAATTAAAGACCCTTCTGTAGATAAAAATGTAGGTTACGTAGAATCTATTGGTCTTTCAGGAGGAGGGGCGCAGGTAGTTAGGTCACTTCACGGAAAATCTACAGACACCTATTTAAAAGTCGTTAATAACCTCCGAAAATCTACAGGGACAAAACCCAAAGCTAAATTAGACTCTGAAGGAATGGTAGAGTTTATGCAGATAGCTTCTACTTTAAACAACAACACCTATCAACTAATGAAAAAGCTAGGTGTTAGCGGTCAGCCTAGTCAAGTTGTAAATGATTTATTAAGGGCTAGAGCAAAAACACTTAAAGGTTCTAAGCTTAAAAAAGGAGAACAAAAAGTTTTAGATTCTTTTAATAAACTATTAGACACTAAAGCTATAAAAATGGCAAGAGTAAGTGACGAAGCAGGGAACTCTGTTGGTGCTAGAAATTTAACAGACATTAAAAAACCTGAAGGTTACTTAGTTACACAGCAGTCTTATAATTCAAGACAAAAAGAACTGGGCGGTGTTAATGCTTTTGTTGTAGTTGATCCTAACAAAGAAAAGATGTATACAATGTTGAGTGATGGACATGACATCTTTGGTAAAGACCCTGTTGGTGGTCATGGTTTAATCACTGTCTCTCCGCTGATTGAGTCTTCAATTAAAACAGGTGCTAAGTATAACAACAAACAAATAAAAACCAACATGACAAAAAGAAAGATTAACAAAGCACTGAAAGAAACAGAAAAAGTAACAGGTGTAAAACAACTGCCAAAAGAAACAAACGAGGCTTATACAAAAAGAGCCATGAAGTTTTCTAAACCTCAAGTTACTGAGGCTGACGTAGCTAGAGCTAATTCAGCTAAAAGAAAACTACAAGGGACAGCAGGGGCCGCAGGGTTACTAACGACAGCAGGGGTTGTTTCTGCACTAGAAGACGAAGAATAAAAAGGGGCCACTTAAGGCCCCTTAGTTTTATAACAAGTTACAACTTTACACTATTTCACATGCTCCACCTACACACGCTAACTCTTGAGAACCTGTAGTATTATCCTCTTGTTCAAAATGTTCAAGGTCATTCCAATTAACACCCACAGGCATCTGCTGTACTAACTCCTGATACTTCTCCTCGCTGATGTCTTCATAAGGAGCTTGCTGATACACATGATCACTAACTGGCAACAAACTAATCCCACTACACAAGTCAAAGTTATTCCAAATCCACTGAGCAACTTCCAAGAACTCATCGTCTGTATAATAAACAGTGATACTTGGCTTATGTTCACACCAGTGGTTCTGGTAAGCCTTCCATAACTTAAGCTGTTCCATTGCACCCACCTGTTTGACTGTAACACTAGTCTCTGGTGACTTCACAGGGAAACTATAGACTAAGGATGCAGGGGACATAATGTCTTGCTCTACAGGGAATCCTCCTGCTGACATGAACTGTGCAAGTGGGTCTTTCGCGTCTGAACGAACTCTTCTAATGTAATGCTTAGAAAACCTAGGATGAATGCCACTAGCGCTATCGACCAACTGAGACACAGTACCACTAGGCTTAACGCACGTAATAGCCACTGACTGGTTGATTCCCAACTTGTTTGCCCAAGCTTTATTAGTTTTGATTGCCACATCTTTTAAATCCTCCAACCACTTTGCTGACGCTGTGTCATTACTTAAGACCTTATGATCCATAATGCCTGTCAAGCTTAAACCAAGCAAAGCCTCTTCCTCTGTGTTTCTCTGCCACAACTTACGTAGATACCTGAAGTCAGTCAGAGTAGCCTGTAGTGTCCCTATAATAGCCGCCAGTTCTACTTTTTCCTTGAGGGTAGCTTTGGTATCGTTAGCACGTACAACCACCTCAGACAGATTACAGAACTGATTACTGCGTAATATGATCTCACTGCAAGGGTTAGTCCCGAAGTCCTGCTCTGCGTCTCTACGTCCATTCCTAGCGGCTATCTTCTGTGCCGCAACTCTACTAAAGATACCACGCTCACCTGCCTTAGACTCGTACATATTCTGCATCTCAGACAGGAAGGACTCAAAGTCAGGCTTCTCTGTGTACGCTACGCTGTTGTTAGCTAGTCTACGGTGTCCTTCACTACGCCACCAATCACCCATCTTAGCCTTAGCCATACGAGGATCGGATAGGTTGGACAGGCTAATCAAAGCAGACCTACGTACACCACCCACCACTACAATGTCAGCTATCTTACAGCAGATGTCGTGACACTCAATGGATGTCAGCTTGCGTCCTGTAGCCTTGGTGAACACCTCTATACAGAAGTTAAACAAATCTACCAAAGGCTCAGGGCCGCTTGCTCTACCACCGAATGTCTTAAGCCTTGCTCCGGCAGGTCTCACTTTACTCACATCCCACTGAGGTACTTTACCTGCGTACAACATAGCTATCAACTCACGGAATGCGGAAGCCCAACCTATCTTACTGTCGGAGACAACAATCACACTGTCAGTTTTATGGAAGGACTCAGCAACCATTGGTAGCTTGTTGATGAAGTTACGCTCAACACTAAAGCCTACACCTGTGCCACACATCAAGACATACATCAACTCATCAAAGCTACGAGGTGAGTCTATGTGCAAATAACTGCAGTTAAACCCTGCTACATTGTCTTTGTCGAGTGCTTCCCCTGCTGTCATCATACATCGCATTGAGGGCATTACTTTTAAGCTGTGTATTCCGTTGTACAGTCGTTTGGCTGTCTTCTTGTCAAGCTGTCCACGGTTGACCCAGAAGTCCACATAACGCTGTACTGTCTCTTCCCAAGTCTCTCTACGTTTTTCTTCAGGCATCCAACGTGCGTAGCGAGACTTATGTATAAACTGCTGATATTGATCCATTAACTATTCTCCTTGGAAACCATAATGGTTAGTTTGTTTAAGTACCACTTAGCTTTATTTAAGTCCTCTACCTGCTTGCCCTTATAGTCGTACCTCCAAAGGTACTTCATACAGTTGCCCTTGAGGTATCCTTTGAATGCTACTGAAGACATGGACTCCTCTATAGCTTCAATACACTCAATGTTGCCAGTGTTGTAATGCTTTGGCTTATTAACTACGTCTTCAAGCTCTTCATCTGCAATGACATGGTAGGCTGTCATGGCCTCGTCAGTGACTATATAACTCTTAGGGCCGCAGGGTATTATAGCAGGATGTTCCTTAGCTACCCTATCCCAATCAGCAGGAGTTGCGTCATTAAGTCTCATCTTCAGTATCCTCTGTAAATTTATCTCTATTAATAATTAAGCGATCTTCAAAAGCTTCCAAAATATCTTCAGGGGTTATGTCTAACACTTCACACAACAGAACAACATCGTACTCCCTTATTACTTCTTCCTTTAATTCCTCAAGTGTTAGTGACATTTTTATTCCTCACATACTTCAGTAACTCTTTGCTTGTCTTTACAGTGAAATGAGAGAAGCCTTCCTTATCACACCACTGCCCCATAGTTAATTTACTGCCCTTCCTTACTTTCTTGTTAGGGTCTGACAACACAAATACTAACTCCCAATCTCCGATAGAATCTCTTATGGATGTGTACTTCTGTGTGTCCCCTACTCTAAAGTAACCCTTAGCCTCAATCAGTATCTTCTTGTCTTCATGTACAAAGTCTGGAAGATAGTTCTTACGTATAATGTAAGGTAGCTTGTAAGGCTCATACTTAAACTCTTTATTAAGAACATCGTAAAGAGCAGACTCAAGTCCCGATCTAAAAACCTTCTTCATCTAGTATGATCTCCTGTACGTTAGGTTCCTTAACTACTTTACAAAGAAACTTAGGAGCGTAGGAATAATTGAATACTCTTAAGTCTGGGTAGCAATGTTTTTTGAACTGACAGTAAGAGCAACCAACGGAGAGTTTTAAGTTTCCTGACTTGCCATCGGGCAAAGGCTCGTAACAAAGTAACTCTGGTTCTGGATGCTCTACTAGCTTTTTTACATGGCGTACTCTCTCTGCTATATCCTGAGACAGCGCATCGTAAACTCTAGCATTCTTATCATCCAAGTCGTACTTGAGGTAGGTCAGGTGTCCGTTGGCTTTGTCCATAGCTAACCACCCGAACTTCCTGTCTCCTTCTGAGTGAGCGTAGGCTTTGATCTGATCAATATAACCAAAGGGATCGTCAAAGGCAAGCGATCCATCCTTGAACTTCTTAAACCCATAACTGCTTGCTGACTTGACATCAGTAACAACACCGTCAATCTTGCAGTCCATGTGACCCACGATTCCTTCAACTTTACATACCTTTTGTTCGTCAGTTACACTATGTCCTGCCATGCGAGTAAGGAATAACAACATCTCCTCAATCAAGTGACCGTACATAAACTTCACATAAGTGTGTGGTAGAATGTCTTCGCCCTCAGTACCGTTGACATGATTCCATAGGTACTTATCGGTGCGCCCAATGTTAGACAGGCGTAGCTTACGGTTATCCTTACGCTTCTCCCTGCCAAACTCTGTACGCATAAGAGCCTTAACACCCTCACCAAACTTATCTATCTCTGCCTCAACGTCTACGGATGAATCAGCGTCCTTGCTAATCATTAGATCGTAGATGTCTTGCACCAAGTTATCCGTTGTCTTGTTGTTGTTCATTTAAAACCCCTTTGGCTTCCTGTGGTGTACATTTGAACCACTCGTTATTCCTTTCAAACAACTGCTCTAACTTTGAGTGGGCTGTAGATTCAGCCTTACGTCTATCATCAGTATCATAACTATAGTATAACACATAATCTCTAAAAGGGGAAGAGGTTTGATAATTTTTTAACCTGTCTTCCGCGTCTATAGCCATCCCTACTTTTACCCAACCGTCCCAAGCTTTGTTAGTAATTATGTAAACAGCACCTTCTTTAACAGTATTGTACTGAAGATGTACATACTCGCCCAAAACACGAGCTTTTCTTTTTAATCTGTTTTGTCTGCTTTTGATATTATCGCAAGTTTTACAGATGTAATTATTTTTCTTAACATTCCCCTCCCCCCACACATCTTCTGTTAATTTAATTGAACAGCGGTTGCAGTGTTTATTAGTGGGTGTCCGCCCAACTATCTCCAACTTTAAACTCCCCTGCGAGGGGGCAGTTAAGTTTGTAGTGGAGTCCTGCGGCTTCGACACAACTGGTTGCAAGTCCTCCGAAAACCTTTGCTTTCTCTTCTCTGACCTCTGTCTGGATTTCATCGTGTATATTTCCTATAAAGTTATAGTCAATGTTCCATTTAGTTGCGTACTCATCCAACAAACACAAGGCTTTCTTCATAACAATAGCCCCTGCGGACTGCAACAAAGTGTTCAGTGCCGCGTGTTGTGATCGTACATAGACCCTTCGCCCATCCAAGCCAAGAACATAGCCTCTTCCAGATGCCACTGCAACTCGTTCTCGTAGTCTTCCAAGAGATGGCGTATTGCCAAGGAATTTTTCCTTAAGTCGTTTACCATCCTTTGCACTTCCTCCAACGATACTTCCGATTTTGGAATCTCCTGCTCCATAAAGGAAAGCGTATATGAAAGTCTTTGCTTGGTCTCTAGTTTCAAGGCCGCTAGCCAACTGATTTGCCGTGTGAATATCTCCTGTGAGAATTTCATTTGTATAGCCCTCGTCATTCATGTAATGTGCAAGCATCCGTAACTCAAGACCGCTTGCGTCCATACCTACAAGTTTGTAACCTTCTGGTACTGTCCATACGTCCCTGCACTGCTTACCGTAAGGAGAGTAAACTGCAGGTACTTGACCCATGTTAGGACTGGAATGAGTCATACGTCCTGTCACTGCTCCGTTAGGATTAACGTAGCCATGTACTCTACCGTCCTCTTTAACAGCCTCTAACCAACTCTGAACTTGAGCCACACGCTTCTGTATCATAAGATACTCAGCTATCAAAGCGGCCTGTGGTATGCCCTTCACTGTACCTAGCACTGCCTCATCAACGATGGCCTGTCCTGTCTCAGTGAATTGCTTAGGTTTCCATCCATAATACTGGAGGTGTCTGCCTATCTGCTGTCTTGAACCTAGATTAAACACAGGGAAATCTATGCGACTAAAGGGTGCTACCGCTTCCTCCCAGTTATCACCAAGAAACTTGAGTCCAACAACCGATTGCGTACCATCCTTCTTAAACTTGGGCGTAATCTCTTTGACAAATGTCGGTAACGGTTTGAAAACCTGATGCACTTCATCTTCAAGGTCATTCTTTTTCTCCTTTAATGTAGCCAGTAAATGGTAAGCTTTCTCTTGGTCTAAGAGCCACCCCTGTTTAATCTGCTGAGTAACAATGCTTTGTACTTGATGCTCAAGATCAATACTTTCAGACTCAAAGCCTCTAAGCTCAGAAAGTAATCTCTGGTACACCAACGCATTAACTCTAACGTCCTGTATGCAATACTCCAACATATCATACGAAAAAACATCCCAAACATTATGATCTCCTTTGGGGCAATTAAGTATAGAACCCCAGTTATCTAAGGAATGACCACCCTCTCTTGACGGATTAGCTAGTCGGGACATTACCAGTGTGTCAGTTATTTTACACTTGCTAAAGTCTACCGCTAGTAGTTTTTCCAGTACAGGTATATCATATCCTATAAGGTTGTGACCAATTAGTTCGCACTCGTCCTGCAGTTGTAACCAAGTTATAAATTCAGGTAGTCTATCTCCCGACCAAGTTAAGGAATCATCGTGTCCTAGCTGTCGCACAACAATACACCATACTGTATCAGGGTCAAGGCCGTTGGCTTCAATGTCAAGTACAAACTGTTTCATAATTAAAACTCCGATTCTTCACCCATAGGGCAACTAGTTTCAATCATCCGACCTGTCTCTTTATCATAGTAAAGGTAACAAGCCGCACCAGTGAGTCCAACAAATCTGTTCTTGAGTACACGAACTGTTGTGGTGTTCCGTGTCTCAGGGTCAGCGTGTTGCTGATCTCGTTCAAGTCCAATGACCATATCACTTAGCTGTGCGATAGCCGCTGAACCACGTAGTTCTCCTAAACTAATCTTACCACCATCTTCATGTGCCTTTGAGCCGCTAGGTCTACGCAAGTGTGATACTAGGAATAGCCCTACACCTGTCTCCTGAACTAGCTTTCTAAGGTTAGTCATAATGCTGTCGATGGCTTTACGCTCGTCTCCATTGTCCTGATCGCTAACCACAATGCTTAGGTGATCAAGAATGATCCACTTGCAGTCCAACCCTTTAGCCATATAACGTATGCGCCCAAGTAGGTTGTCCTCATTAGTAGAACCCCAGTGATCAAACATATAGATGCGCCCAGAGCCTAACGTCTTATCCCAATAACTCTTCTTCTCTTCCTCAGAGATAGTCTGGTTAAGATGTAGTTGCTTCTCAGCTTCAATGGACATGATGCCTAATGCTGTCTTAGGTATGTCCTCTTCCAACGCTAGGATGCCTATGTTGTCCTCCGTAGCACCTAGCAAGTAATGCTCTAACTCACGTACCATCTGAGACTTACCCATGCCGCTACCACTAGTGATTGTGACTAACTCACGAGGACGGAAGCCATAGGTGTACTCATTCAGACAAGCCCAAGGATAGGGTATGGACTTGACATCGGATTGCTTGATGATTAAATCCCAAGTCTCATTACCTGCAATGATTCCATCAGGCTGATATGACTTAGCGTTCCACCACTCACGAACAAAGGCTGTGACCTTGTTAGCCTTGAGCATATCCCCTGCGTCCTTCATGGACAATACGACATTCTTTGCCTTGTTAGGGGTGAACAAATCAAGGACAGACTTAGCCGCCAACTGTCCTGCTTTATCTGCGTCAAAACAAATGACTACGTTCTCAAAGGACTCTAACCACTCAAGGTTTTCTTTAATGTCTTTTGATGCTCCGCTTGAGCCACTTCTAATGGAGACAACAGGCCACTTTCCGTCAAACATTTCGTGAACTGCAAGTGCGTCTGCCTCGCCCTCTGTGACCGTAATGTACTTACCGCCACCCTTGAAAGCCTGTTGACCGAACAACCCAACATTATTAAATTCTCCTGTAGCATAAAAGTTCTTGTTGTCCACAATGCGTACCTTAGTGCCTAACACTGCACCTGAGTCCTTGTCGTGGTATGGGTAGTGATGTTTACTGACCTTCCCATCAGGGGCAAACTCAACGGTGACTCCGTACTTCTTAGCCACCTCTTGGCTTATTCTCCTGTCAGGGATTGCCGCTACTGTTCCTGTCATTTCCAAATGCCTCGCTTTTCTTTGTGTTGCTTGTTCTATAACCTGACCGTTACCTTTCTCGTAGTAGTCACAACCACCTGAAAAACAGGTGGCGTGACCATCGGAGTACCTCGCCAAGTTATCCTTTGAGCCACACTTGGGGCATGGCTCATGTCGGACAAACGAGGATGTCATTTAGAAGTCCTCTCCACCAGTATCTTCAGCTTGCTCTAAGACCTTGATCTTGTTAAGGTAGGTAGGTATCCCATGTACAGGATGGGGCTGACCTTCTGTCCATAATACACGAACCTTAGACCCTCTACCAATGCGACCTTTAAAAGCACCACCATCAGCATCAACCACAGCCACATTGTACTTAGTTGAGAACTTCCGTTGCTTTGCGTCCTCATACTCACGCAACTTAACACCTTTACCTTCCAACTCGTCAGCAGTTGACTCATCCAAGGTTAGGACAACTGAATACTTACCAGTTGACTGACCCTTATACATCTCATGCTCTTCCAAGTTTTCAAACGCTAATAGACCTTCTAATACTGCCATAGTTACTACCTCTTTTTTCTAGCTTAGTGAATGACCCTTATGTATAACTTTTGTAACTTGTTATAACTTAAGAATCGTTTGGTTAATACTATAATTATATATTAAATATTTTCCTTTAATACATAAGTATAGTATAACATGAATTAGGGCATAACCTTAATCATTCAAAGTTATACCCATTATTCATCAAATCAATACTACTATTGCTCCTCCATATCCGCTAGGAATTCAAAGGGATTAACAACATCATCAAGAATCGTGTGCATAGGGCTGTCCAGTGTTGCCTCATTGGATGCTGACAGGCAATCTGAGCATAACTCTGAGTATTCCCCTGTCGCTCTGTCAATCCTTCTCATCTCAAACTCATTCATTATAACGTCACATGCTTTGCATCTACTCATGGCTA